ATCTTTTCAAAACATCTATTTTTTTAAAATAATAGGAGCTTGATACAAGTTCTTCTATTGTTGGTTCATTTGATTTCATGTCTCATCAATCCTACCTACCAGCTCTTGATATTTTCTGGGATCAGACAATCCCTTATGAAATCTTGGCAGCAACCAGGCAATGATCCGCACCCTTCGATTAATGCCAGCAAGTATTTTTTTCCCGTCCGGACTCTTAATAAATTGCATCTCTTCTTTGGTTCTCATGTTTGTTTCCTCAATTCTTCGAGTTGTTTCTTAATCTCATCAACACCAAGCAATATTCTTTCCAAGGTTGTTGGTCGCATAGATTCAGGACTCTCACGAAACATTCGTATAGTGCGAATATCCATTCCTAAAGTTCCCGCGATTGTTTGATCGTCCATGCCTAAAGTATTTAACTCATCTAGTTTTTTTACGAGTTTAAGTTTTTTAAAATAAGGTGAATTTGATACAACCTCTTCGACATCTTTATCCACTTCCAATTTTGAAATGTTTTTTGTTTTAACATTTAAAATTGAATATTCATTTTTTCCACTTTGATATTTTAATTTTCGTTTCATGTCAGCTCCCTAATTGATCCATTCGGGTAAGCCATTCGGATATTTCATTGCGAGCTTAAATTTCTCTCGGTCCAGCTCATCGGTAATGATGTTTTCAATGATGTCCGTAATCGTATCTTTGTCGGTAAAATGATACTTGGCCATCAGCTCTGGAATAATTTGGTTAAATAGTTTCACGATTTGTCTACCTCCAGAGAAGCATAACACTCATGGATCATTCTCTTTATCAGTGGACTCGTTCTAACTCCATAGTATTTTCTTAAGGCGTCCAACTTTTTATTCGTGTCGGGATCTATGCGAAACGAAACACTTTTTGTGTTCGGTTTTTCTTTGTCAAAAATTAACTTCATGGCAGCTCCTAAAAATAATTTGTAAATAGAGTATATTTCTTTTAATAAATAGTTGCAACTATTAATATTTCTGTTACTATTGTGTTGTGAGTAACATTTATATAGGAGAAAAAAATGACGGATGTAAAAAAATATAACGAGTTTTTTGAGAAATACGTTGAGACTGGTGAGATCTTCAAAAAGAAATTTCGCATGCTTAAACATGAACCAGGAGTAGGTCGTGTGGTTGTAGATGTAGAAATTTTGGATGTGTTAGACGGACCAGAAAACGATCCCAGAGATTATGCGACAGTTGTTGGTTTGCATGATTGGGAAGTTGGTATGCCGTTGGTAAACTTTTTTAACAACATAGTAAAGGAGGCAGCATGAGCAAAAATTACTTAGCAAAATATCTTTTGGATGAACCAGGAGTGTATGTCAAGAATTTGGAGGGCGACTATTTATCAAAGGCGGCCAAAGTCTTGGCAGTCATAGGTAAAGAATTTCCAAGTGATCTTCACCATTGTTTAGAACGAGATTCTCTTGGGGTTCACATCAAAAAAAATCCAGCTGGCGGTGTTTTTATCATAGCGTCGAATGGTGACACTGAGGTTGTCTTTGAAGACACCGAGGCATTACCAAGCGAAGAGTTTGAGAGTGTCACGTTGGATATCAGACACCCGGACAAAAGCGTGAGAAATGATATAAACCCAATATTTGATCTAATAGGGAGTGTCTCTGGATATTGTAGACCACTGATTAAACGCGGTGAGTTTATCCCAGACAGGCCCGGGACTGCCATTGGAGGAGGATCTACAAAAGTCGATCTTAGAATGGAGCGATTATGGGAATGGTCCATTAAACAAAAGTTTGCTTGGGACGAGCACCACAATGGCAGCAAAGAGCAAGGTTACCTTGTAATTGATGAAGAAATAAAGGAGGCAGCATGACAATAACTTGTAATTCGTATTTTTCTGGAGCGGGCCTGTTTGACATAGGCTTGCTCAATGCTGGCCTAGACATCCAGGCGAGCTATGAGATTGATCCAGTTGCTTGTAAGGTCCAAAGAAACAATGGACACTTAGTGACTGAATCAGATCTTACACAGAAGTTAGTCGAGGATGGCCCAATATCGGACGTGCATGTTTACACTTATCCATGCACCAAGTATTCGACCATCGCAGACATACATGGGACCAGGACAGGCGAGGATTTATTCCTCCATGCTTTCAGACACATGGCGATTGCCAGGCCAGAAGTTTTCGTGATTGAGAATGTTCCTGGAATGAGAAAGTTCAAAGTGGTGATGGAGGCCATGACCAGGCTGCCCGATTATTACACGACCACCTTCTGTCCAATCAAGTCAGAAACCTGGTTGCCACAAAGAAGGGACAGGCTGATTATTATTGGTTCTAAAAAACCATTTAACTGGAGACAACCGATCAATATGCAGCCAGTAAAACTTGCCGAGATACTAGAAAGTGATCCGGACATTAAGATACCGAAATCAGTTGCAAGTAGGTTGAGCGGCAAATACAGAGATCTGCCCATAATCAGTGATCCGGACAAAGGCGACATCGCGCCGTGTTGTGTGGCGCATTATGCCAAAGACAGGAGCACCAGGCTTGTGGTCGATAAGAGATTTCCAAACGGAGTGAGGCCATACACAGTCAGAGAGTATGCCAGGTTGCAAGGAGTTCCGGACAGTTTCGAGTTCGATTGCACCAACAACGAGGCCTACAAGATGATTGGCAACGGAGTTTCAGTTCCCCTGGGCGAGTGGGTGGGTGGTGAGCTCACCAGATACTTTGCTCAAAACAACAATCAATTCATTACAACAAAGGAGGCAGCATGATACAGCCAAAGAAACAAGTGAATAACATTTACGGCTATATCCGAGTATCGTCGGAGCAGCAAGTCAAAGATGGATCTTCCCTGGAAGAACAAAAGAAGTCCATCGAGGAGTTTGTGGCCAACAAGTATGGCCGTGAAGTGGATCAGTTCTTTACCGATGCTGGGATCAGTGGCATGAAGCCATTGCTTGAGCGTCCAGGATCCAGGGAGCTCACCGACACCATGGATGCCAACGACGTGATAGTAGCCACAAAACTGGATCGTATAGCTAGGTCGCCACTTGAGATGATTAACATGATACCTAATCTTGAAGAAACCGGGATCACGCTTTACTTTTGCGATATGTTTGGTGATGTGCCAATGGTATTACCAAAAGAAAAAGAAAAAACAGGTCTAGCAGCAAAAATGGATTTGACTAGAATGGCCAACAATCAATTAGTTACTATGCTTGCTTGGTTTGCAGCCATGGAGAGAGAAATGATTGTGTCCAGGTTAAACGGCGGTAAGCTCGTTTATGCAGAGAAAGGCTACTCGATTGGCGGCCACACACCATTTGGTTATCGTAAAGAATACGATGGCTCTGGCAGCAGACGCAGAACCAAGCTGGTCCCAATCCCGGAAGAACAGGAAGTGCTGAAACACATCTATGCGCTCAGAGCCAAAGGTTTAGGGGCCAGAAAGATCGCCAGACAGATCCAAAGCTCCCACCCGGGCTTTGAAGACTTCCCTTATCACAAGGTTCACAGAATCTTGAAGAGAAAGTTCCAGGGAAAGCACGAATAGCAAAAAATAATTATTTCGATATAATCTTGGTATGTATCGAGATATCGACATTTTTCAAGATGGCGGTGCGGCACAGAGAGATTTCCTTGATAAAGCTGTTGAAGGTTACGAACAAAATGTACCGCTACTGGCCCAGATTGCAGCTGGCTTCACTCCTCCAGGCGTAGCCATGGACATAGCCGCAGCTGGCAAATACGGCCGTGATGCTTATCGTGACTTTAGCCAGGGTGAGCTCGGATCCGCCGCGATGAAACTTGGGATTGCTGGATTATCCGGTCTTGCAGCCATACCCGTTGTAGGTGAGCTGACAAGATTCGGCAAAGAACCGCTCAAACGAGCATTGATGCCAGCAGTTAGGAAAGGAATTGGCGGTTTAGGCGAAACATCAAGCAGAGAAAATTTGACATTTGTTCAACGTGAATTATTTGATCAAAAACACTCTACCATAGGAAAAGCACACAAGATGCGAAGTGTTGCGGTAAAACTGGCCCCGGAGTTTAATCAACAAATTGACAATCTAGCAAGACAGTTAGATTTAAAAACAACAATACCAGAATCTATTGGAAAAATGGGCAAACATGGAGAGCCACTTGGAACAATAAAACAAGTCCCTAGAATTGTAGAAAAAACCGACACCAAATACAAAGGCGATATATCAAAAATAACCGATTCACTTAGAACAAGAGTTGTTATCAAAACACCAGCCGAAGAAGAAGCCTTTGTAAATTTGATGAAGAAAAATTATAAAGTTTTTGATAAAGGCAGAAAAATAAAGCCAGAAGGTTTTGTAGATCGTAAATTAAACATTCAGTTTACTGGCTCTGATGGTGAAACCCTAGTGGCAGAGATTGGTGTCATAACTGAACCAATGTGGAAAGCGGTAAACAAGACACACTTAGCCTATGAGGAGTTTAGATCTGTTTTTCCAAAAGGTTTGCCGGATAATGTTGATGACCTTGCAAAACTCAACAGAGAAGCTCGAACAAAAGGAAAAATATTGGTTGAGGAAATGCAAAGTATTTTTGGGCAAGCAAAAAAAGAAATAGATCCAAGATTTTACGATCAAGACATCAAAAAGTTTGCTAGTGGTGGTTATGTTACAGCTGGGAGCTCTGGCAAGCCTTCGCCTATGCCGCCAAATTTATTTTCAAAATTTGTTTTGGACATCTCTGAGCCGTCAATAAAAAAGTCTGCAACTTGCCTTGGTGTAGCAAGCATCCAATTAGATTCGCCAGGCGTAATGAAGAACCCAATATCGCCATTTTCAACAGGCTCTAATACTGCTGGCCCTTCTTCCCAAGTAAAATATAATGTATTAAATTCTTCCATAGATTCAAGTTTACAAAAGTTTATAAATAATTACAATCCTAAAAACATAAATATTTTTGAGGTAGAATAACACAATGACTAATAAACAAAAAATAATTGAGGCCATTGCTAAGATTGACTATCTTTTGGATTACAAATTCATAACCGATACAGTCGAAGCGGAGCTTACCAAGATCAAAACCTTATTGGTTGAAGTACGCGATAATCTCTAATGGCTGGTTGGGGACGATCTACTTGGGGTTCTGGTCCTTGGGGACAACCCGCTGTTGTCAACGTATCTGTAGATCTTACTGGTATTGCAATTACCTCTGCTCTTGGCAGCGTAACAGTCGATGCAGAGGCTAATGTCACACCAACCGGGATAGCGATTACATCCGCACTTGGAACTCCAAGTGTCGATGCAGAAGCCAATGTCAGCCCAACCGGAATAGCAATTACTTCTGCGCTCGGATCTCCGAGTGTTGACGCAGAAGCCAACGTCACACCAACAGGCATTGCTGCCACTTCTGCTTTAGGCTCTCCAAGCGTCGTTGCTGGAGCGGTTGTCAGTGTCAGCGGCCAAGCGATTACTTCTGCTTTGGGAGCTCCAACAGTCAGCGCCAAAGCCAACGTCACGCCAACAGGCGTGGCCATAACTTCGGCCATTGGATCGGTTACTGTCTTCCACAATGAGATCTTTACCCTGGATGGCCAATCAATGTCCAGCTCGATTGGCTCTGTATCAATACAAGCCGGAGCCATTGTAAGCCTTACCGGAGTAAGCGTGACAGTGAGCCCAGGATTTATTTTAGTGTATGGATTGATTGATACTGACCAAACTCCAAACTATTCGGATGTCAGCACTTCACAAACTCCTAGTTACTCAGACATTGCAACAACTCAAACTCCAAACTATACTAATATAGATGCGGGTAGAGACTCCGTATAAAAAAAGAGGGCATAATACATGGCAAGTGCATATACAAATGATTTAAGACTAGAAGAGATAACAACGGGTGAGCAGAGTGGAACCTGGGGCGATACCACTAATACAAATCTGGAGTTGATTTCAGAAGCCTTTAGTTTTGGGACTGAGGCCATCACCAGCAATGCCGATACACACGCTACTGTGATTGCGGACGGAGCGACTGATCCAGGCAGATCGATGTATTTGAAGTACACCGGGGCATTGGATTCGACTTGCACAATTACCATAAGCCCAAACACAGTTTCAAAGCTATGGTTTATTGAAAACGCCACAACAGACAGCGGATCTTCTGGGCCATACGACATTATTATTAAACAAGGCACCGGGGCTACTGTTACAATACCCAATAGTCATGTAAAAACAATTTACTCAGACGGAGCTGGCGCGGGCGGGGCTATGGTTGAGGCATTTACAGATCTCAACGTCGCTGATTCTTTAACTGTTTCCGGAACAACCATAACGCTTGGTGATGGAACAGCAGAAGACACAAAACTTGTATATGACGGAAATGCAAAAGATTTTTATGTTGGCTTAGACGATTCAGCCGATAAATTAGTGATTGGTGAAGGTTCTACAGTCGGAACCAACAATATACTGACAATCACCGATGATACTGTAACCCTAGGAGATGGCGCAGCAGTTGACACCGCAATAGTTTTTGACGGAAATGCACAAGATTTTTACATTGCCCTAGATGATTCAGCCGATGATTTACTTATTGGCCTAGGTTCAACAGTAGGCACTACACCAATTATTTCTGTCGATGAGAACAAAGATGTAGCGATCCCAGATGGCGGATTAACCATTACGACAAGCGATAATACCGATCAGCTTTCTCTTGTTTCAACGGATGCAGATGCAGCAGTTGGTCCAAACATTAGAATGTATAGAAACTCAAGTTCACCAGCAGATAACGATTACATAGGTGAAATACAGTTTGAAGGCAGAAACGATAACTCTCAAGATGTAATTTATGCTGGATTGGCTTCGAGGATTGTCGATGCTTCCGATGGCACAGAAGATGGTCGTTTCGAGCTTTACACCATTTTAGCTGGAGCGCAAAATTCTAGGGTTCTTGCTAACAGCACAGAAACAGTTATAAACGAAGATTCAGTAGATTTAGATTTCCGTGTTGAAAGCAACGGCAATGCCAATATGCTTTTTGTTGATGGTGGAGAAGATCGTTTGGGCGTGGGGACCAATGCCCCGTCTAAAGACCTTCATGTAAAAGGCGGCGGAGCTTCTGCCTTTATTCGTATAGATAATACTGCTGACGGATATGACACAGGTTTTGAAATTTATCAAAACGGAAGCAGACTGTGGGAATTACACAGCGATGATTCAAGGACTAATGCTCTTTCATATCGCAATAACGCTGGAACTGCTCTTTATGAGTTCAGTCAAAGTGGAACACTTAGAGTAGGAATGTCAAATATTGCAGATCCAACATTACTTATAGATTCTGCAAGCGGTGGCGATCCAACACTAGTATTTGATACAGGTGCCGCCAATAGAAATGCACTTATTAGATTCAAAGATGAAGGCACTGTTTCGGGCTTTATAAATTATGCCCACAATGGAAATAGGATAGATATGGGAGCTGGCTCATCTACAGGTGTAACCGCGGTTGTTGGAGATGGAGTATTCTTTGTCGGTGCTACAGCAGCCGTTGACGGAGAAAGAGCAGCCATATCAAAAGAGGGAACTTGCAAACTTTTAATACATTGCACCGAAGACTCCAGCGCGAGAGATGCAATAATCTCTATGCACACTCGAAATGGCGGTTCACAAAATAGAATCAATTTCGCAGATGGTGCGGGAGCGGGCACTGGTTCTGGTCAGTTTTATTACAATCACGATGGAAACACGATGTATTGGATAACAGGTGGCACAGAGAACATGACACTCGACAGCTCTGGTAATCTAACCATTCAAGGCTCGTATAGTCCGTCTGATGGAAGATTGAAAGAAAACATTGAAGATTTTTCATACGACATTGAAAAGTTTAAAGCGTATTCTCCTAAAACTTTTGATTGGATAAACCCAGAAGAACATGGCGGAAAAACACAGCAAATCGGATTCATTGCTCAAGAACAAGAAGCAATCGATCCAAGATTTATTGAAGAAGTCGAAACCGATGCAGACAGAAAAGACACACTTCTGCTCGATCAGATTACTAAACTAGATGGCGATGTAAAAGGCATCTCAAAAACATCTGAATTTGTCCAAAAGGATGCAATGTATATTTCGGTCATACAGCAATTAATTGAAAGACTAGAAGTTGCTGAAACAAAAATATCAGCATTAGAAGGAGGAAACTAGAATGGCAATTTCATATACATGGGATGTTTCCAGATGTGATGTGTACCCTACGAAAAGCGGAAAATCAAACGTAGTCCATAATGTTCATTGGAAATTAAAAGGTGTAGATGGTTCCAATACAGATGGTGATGGTGTAAACATTTCAGAAACTATATGTAGTACACAAATATTAGATACTTCGGATTTATCTAGTTTTATTAATTGGTCTAGCTTAAAAACAAGTGATGTTCAAGGATGGGTTGAAACTGCGATGGGCGCAGATAAAGTGGCTGAATTGAAAACTTCGTTAGACCAAAAAATTTCTCAACAAATATCACCCAGTAGCGTAACTAAAGATTTAACTTAAATTCAAAAAGGTAGTGAAAAATGGAAGAAAAAAATTTATTTTTAAACATATTACAGCTCATTGATATTGCCACAAAAAGAGGTGCATGGGATGGAAGCGAGCTCAAATCGATAGGCACAATAAGAGAAAGTGTCGTTGAAAAAATAAAAAATTTAGAAGACACTGAAAATGAAGATCTCGAGACAACCAGTATGGTCCTCGATGATGAAAATGAAGGAGAAGAATAATGCAAACTTTTGCAAATATGATGGCATTAATAATGGCAATCATTAGTGTGAGCAGCATCATAGCTGCGGTTACTAAAACACCGAAAGACGACGTTTGGATTGGCAAGCTATATAAATTAATAGATTTATGTGCGCTCAATATCGGCCGCGCCAAAATGAAACCAGGAGAAAAGTAATGGCTTACGGATTATCAGATTGGTTCAAAATTAAATTCTTAGGCTATGAATCAAAAAAGGTTCGGGCCAGAAATGAAGACGGGACTTATGTGGGCGATGATAAATCGACCGATGATGTCAATGAGGCCTACAAAACAGTCGCCGTTAAAAAAAAGAACAAATAATGGCTGATCTCGAGAAAGCAATGACAAGGATTGCAGCACACGAAAGAGAGTGCACACTACGCTATCAAAACATTGAAAGGCGGCTTGAAGACGGATCCAAAAGATTTGATAAGTTAGAAAGCATGATTTGGGCCGTTTACCCATTTATTGTCGCAGTAGTAGGATTGGCTGCAATGTTATGAATCAACATCCAGGACAATTCCAAGGAGACATGGACCGGAATGAGGTCGAGATCGACCTTTCGAAATTTATGGATATGATGCGAGAGATATCTGAATTAAAAGACAAAATAAGAGAGCTCGAAGATGAATCAAATGTTAATCCTTGGCAAAAAGTCATACATCTAGCCAGGGCGATTGATGCTTGGAGAATTTTTCCCAGAATATTTGTAGTCGTTTACATTTATCTCATGTATGAATCTGTTATTTGGTTTATGAATTTAACCGATCCAAATTTAGAACAGTCTGCTCTGGTTAGTGTCGTGGTTGGGGCAATGGGCGTCGTATTTGGAGTCTACTCGGGTAAATCCGGACAAAGCAAAGGATTCAAAGGCGAAGATAAGTAATGGAACAAGCCATTGGCTTGATTAGCGATCTCGGTTTACCCATCGCAAGTGGCCTCATCATGGGCTACTTTATATTTCTAATTATGCGACAGCTCATGGGCGGCCTAGTCGACGATATAAAAACAATACAAGGAATCACGAAAATGCTCATTACCCGGGCGTCCATAATGAACAACGATATCATTCGGATTGATACAATCGTGTCAAGTGCTTTGAACATGCCTCCAGATTTGGACCGAATTGCCAGAGCTGAAAACTTTGTAGAAGATGGAAAGATCGATGCCAGGAGAGATTAATGGATATTGTGGAGCTCGTTCAGAAGTTTGGTTTTCCTACAGTCATGGCCATAGGTCTAGGCTATTTTGTTTTCTTTGTTTGGCAGACAATCACTAGAATCATTGATCCAGCTGTGGAAGAGATGCGAGTCACAATCATAAGGCTCACCGACCAGCTTCGACTGCTAGACCAGGATATGATACGATTGAAAGAGAAAGTCGATACAGTGGTGCGGCTTAGAGAGCAAGAGAAAAATGAAAAAAAGGAATAACTATTGGTTATATGTGGCTATCTTTTTATCACCGAATGTTATATCGGATGAGATCGTCCATCAATTCAAAAGCCCAAGTTTTTCTGGTATTGGGAGCTCCTCACATTATTTAACGATCGATGAGCAAGAAAAGACCAGGCGTGACGAAATTGCACAAGAAGTAGAAGATGCTTTAAAAGAAGCAGAGCGTGAAGCCGAGAACACAACGCTTGCAAAATTTTTACGAAACCTAGAATCCAGAATTTACTCGCAGCTCTCCAGAGACATTGCAGAATCGTTATTTAACTCAGAAAGCGGTGGCACTGGTGGGACCATAGATCTCGAAGGCAATACCATAAGTTTTGTGAACGATGGTATCAACATAACATTGACAGTGATTGATTCAGATGGAAATATCACAGAAATAATAATTCCAGTGGGGATATTTGGCGTATGTACTGGCGAGTGCGGTATTTAATAGTTTTATTGCCAATTTTGCATGGATGTGCGAGCTTTGCACCTGTAGGCAGCACTGGCTGTGGCAGTTTTTTAGAATGTGTTGAAGAAGCAAAAATTGTGCGGCCAACACATGAAAAACTGGTTAATTTGCCGCCACCCAATCAAAAAGCAGTTGTCGCCGTATATAAGTTTCAAGATTTGACTGGACAGCGCAAGAGCTCACAGAAAATGGCATTATTTAGCACCGCTGTTACCCAGGGAGCTGACCATTATTTGATTGATTCCTTGAGAAGCGCGGGCAAAGGGAATTGGTTTGTAGTCGTTGAGCGTAATAATTTAGACGCTTTGACACGGGAACGTCAACTCATAAAATCTACCAGGCAAAGTTATGATGGTGAAAATGGCAACACTTTAAAACCCCTATTATTTGCTGGTATTATAATTGAAGGCGCGATTATACAGTATGATACAAATATCGGTACCGGAGGAAACGGGGCCAGATACCTTGGAATTGGCTCAAATAACCAGTGGCGTAAAGACGAAATAACTGTTTCTTTGAGAGCTGTCTTGGTGCAAACAGGTGAAGTCATTTTAAATACGATGGTTTCAAAAACAATATTAAGCGCTGGCGTGAGCAGAGATGTGTTTCGTTTTATAGAAATGGGCACGGAGCTCGTTGAGCTAGAAACCGGGTATAGTGAAAATGAGCCCATGGGATATGCGACAAAAGCTGCGATCGAAGAATCCGTGTATAATCTAATTCAAATAGGTATTGACGAAGAATTGTGGGACATTAGTTATGAAGAAAATACTTAGTTTAATTTTATTGTTTGCTGTATCTACAGTTTACGCTGGCAATAATGATATTTATATCACTCAGTCTGGAACCGGGTTGACCATGAATATAGATCAGATCGGTGACACAAACAAGGTGGGTACATCACAAACGAGAGCAACATTTACAGGAACATCCATGACTGTGGATATTGACCAAGTGGGTGATAGTAATACCATGGCTGCTTCTGTGGCCCAAGGTAATAGCACCAGTTTTACAGCTACAACTACAGGTGATAGTAATACAACCACATTGGCATTGGGTGCGAGTGGAGATGTAGCGAACACTGATTTCGATTACGCGGCCACAGGTGATTCAAACACAGTAACATTTACCCAAGGTGCAGCAGCAACCGCAACCGCTGGTAATCAAGACATCGTAATTGCTGGAAACTCAAATGATCTCAATGCAACATGTGAGGTGGTTGGCTGCATAAATAATTGGGATGTTGATGGCGATTCTAATGATATTGATACGACACAAACAGGAAACTCTGACCATTCAATCACAGCTGAGATCGACGGATCCACGAACAACATAGACATCGATCAAACAAATAGCACAGGCAGTGTTTCAGACGTTGTGGTAATTACATCCACCACCAGTAATGCAACGATAGACATAGATCAGTGCACAAGTGGCTGCTAATCCTAGCGTCACTGGCTTTCAATGTTTATGCACAAGTGGGCGAGATATCTGAGCTCAGAGGCAATGGAGAAGTTTTACGAGCAGATCAAACGGATAAACTTCTCGCAAGAACTTCTTTGGACATTCTTAGTTATGATGATGTGCGGACTGGCAATGGTAGGCTTGGCATTACGTTTCTCGATTCTTCTGTTATTCGTCTTACTGAGCACTCTAAAATCATTATTGATGAATACATATTTGATCCTAACCCTTCTAAAAGCAAAATGGCACTCAAGATGGCCAGCGGAACAGCCCGCTTTATTACTGGCGCCCTGGGAAAAATAGACAAAGAAAACATCTCCATAGAGACACCGAGTGCTTCAATTTTTATCAGAGGCACTGATTTTACAACCACAGTCGATGAGCTCGGCCGCTCGCTTATAATTCTACTTCCCAACCCAGACGGCACCACTTCTGGATCAATCAGTGTCGAAACCATAGCCGGGACCGAGGTTTTGAATCAACCATTCCAAGCCACAATGGTCAGTGTTGCAGAAAGACCACCGACACAACCTGTCGTATTGGCAAACTTATCGCTCAATTTTATTGATAATTTATTGATCGTGAGCCCACCAGAAGAAGTTGAAAGAGCTGTTGAAGATCAAAGCACTTCGTCGAGCAATGTTTTGGATGCTGATTTTTTGGAGGAAAATGACCTAGACGACGACAGCGGTTTATCGGAAGATGAACTACAAGATGAGATTACCAGGCTTGATATTGATTTACTGGCCGTCGATTTTCTACAAGATCTACTTGAAATCATTGAAGATTTAGGTAAAAAAGAACAAGACGCTAGTGAAATTGATGGCGTGAGAATAGAAGGAATCATTGCTGGATTTGACCAAGATGCACAAGTATATACGTTTGTCGAAGGCGAAATCTTAACTTTGGTTAGGCAAGTAGAAAACACCATTGATTTAGAATTAGATAAATCCGGTGGATATAATATACAGATACTCTCTGCTGGTAAGCAGATAAACATAACCACCAATGGAGGCGGAGAAAATGAAATTATTATCAATCAGTCTGATTAGTATATTTTCTTTTGTTGCTGTTGCGGGCGACAACAATGTTGAGATCAGAACCAAAGGCAGCTCCTCGCTAATACATATCGATCAAATTGGCACCAGTAATACTGCAAGAGTTTGGTGCGGGTTATCGCAAGGCACTTACACCACACATAATTGCAGCAATGCTACGATTGATATTGACCAAGAAGGAACGAGCAACACGGCCAGAGCTTACAGCCAAGTAGCCAACCACACAGGAAATGAATACAAGATTGACCAGGACGGCAATGATAACTTTGGTTATATCGATGCAGACGATGATGGAAATGATATGGATGTTGTGCAGAATGGCAACAACAACGATGCAGAAATCTACATGCAAGGCGATAATAACGTGTATTCCATAACTCAAACTGGCGATGATAAAGAAGGCGAGATCCGTGCTTTTGGCGACAGCTCCAATTTTTCTATCAATCAATCCGGAACGGGAGAACATTACGCCAAGATTTATGCGAGCACTTCGGCTGATAACAACGATGCCACAATCACACAAACAGGCAGCGGGGATCATTACATGAGATTAAATTTCTACACAGATGATTACGATGTCACCGCAAGTCAATCGGGAACAACCAATAAATCAATCACAGTAAATTATAACTGCACCAATAATTGCAATAAAACATTGACGATTAATCAAGGTGATTAGAGCCATACAGCTAGGTTTTTTGCTCATTTTATTAGGAGCTCCTTTGGTCCAACAATGGACTCCATTAGAAATACTAAAACTCAAAACATTTGATACATTGGTTCCAGAACAAAAACCTTCTGGATATTTCTCGATACTAAACATTACGGAAGACGACGTAGAAAAAGAAGGCGGTTATCCGTTTCCACGAAACCGCTTGGCAAAAATTCAAAATGAATTATTAGATCAAGGCGCCTTGGGAGTTGGCTGGGTAATCTCTTTTCCACAGAATGACAGATTTGGTGGTGACTCAGAGTTTGCAAAAAGCCTAGCAGCTGCACCAAGCGTATTGGCTACATTTGAAAACGACAATGGCGAATACCCAATGACAACCGGAACAGTGATTTTGGGCCAAGACCATGGCGGTTTCAAAGCAAAAGGCGTGGTGCAGAACATACCGATATTAAGAGAAGCAGCATACCAGGGCATTGCGGTAGCACCCACAGAAGTAGATCAGCTGGTAAGGCGTATGCCATTGTTGCTCAGAACACCAGATGGCTGGGTGAGTGCATACGGAACAGAAGTCTTAAAAGTCCTTGCTGGTGCCGATACTTATGTAATTAAAACCTCCGATGCTGGAATCCAAGAGGTCCGAGTTAAAGGCTTGCCTCCTGTCAAAACAGACACCCTGGGAAGAAAATGGATTAGCTGGGTTGATACGCCACAATTTTCATTAAATGATATTAGACAGACTGAGCTCATCAAAGGTCGTTTTATTTTTGTTGGTGTAACGGCCAAAGGCATCATGCCACAGGTTGCGACACCAGCTGGCCTATTGGAACCGCATAAAATACAAGCTGCGCTTTCTGAGTCAATTTTAATCCAAGACAGCCCAATTATCCCAGACTATGCTTTGTTGGCAGAAATAGCACTGTTTTTGCTCTCAGTAAGCTGTATTTGGATCGTATTGAACGTATTTGGCATTACCCTTGGTCTAGTATCTTATGGGCTGATAAACGCTCTAATCGCTTATTTTGGATACCAAACCATACAAAAAGGGCTTTTAATTGATGTTACCTGGACATTAATTGCTGGTTTTATCGTAGGTTTTGTCGCTTTTTATCTAAATTTCAGAAAACAATATAAACTGAGACAACAGATCAAAAAACAATTTGAGCATTATTTGGATCCAAGACAAGTTAAGCAGCTCCAAAAAAATCCAGATCTGTTGAAGCTGGGCGGAGAAAAAAGATACTGCACTTATCTTTTTACAGATCTTCGTGGTTTTACAGCTCTCAGTGAAAAATTATCTCCAGAAGAAGTAACCGAAATAATGAATAAAACTTTGACAGTCCAAGTAAACGCTGTGCAAAAACTAGGAGGAATGACCGACAAATTTATTGGGGATGCCGGGATGTTTATTTTTGGAGCTCCTTTGGATCTTGATGAACATGAAACCAAAGCTGTTCAAGCGGCCATAGACATACAAAAAGGAATAGACGAGCTCAACAAAACATTATCCAATCCAGTCCAAGTGGGCGTCGGCTGTCAATCCGGTAATGCTGTCATAGGTAACATGGGATCTGACACTCGATTTGATTATTCAGCAATCGGTGATCCAGTTAATACTGCGGCGAGATTAGAAAGCGCAACAAAAGACGTAGGTGTAGATATATTGATTGGTGAGAACACTGCAAAGAATTGCAAACTTGTATTAAAATCACTAGAATCGATTAAAGTAAAAGGTAAAAAGGATGAGCTGCCAATATGGACAGTATAAAAAAAGCTGCTAAAAAGTTTTTTACTTGGTTGATAAACTTAATGAGGCCAAGATATGAAATTACAGTGTCCTGGAACAAAGAGTATGGCGATGCCGATGATAGAATTTATATATCGAAAAGAGTCATGGTTCAAAAAGATAGGCACTTAAAATTTATAGATGAGGATAATAAATTGATTGAATACAGAAGCGCTGGCGGCCTTAACTACATAATCAAAAGATTATAATGCAACAGTTACTTATAGGAATTATATTGGTATTGGGTGCTCTCTCTTATTGGCTATATAACGAAAACATTGTTTTACAAGCCAATAATAAAAGCCTGGAGGGAGCTGTTGCAATCCAGGAAGAGACAATCAAAACCTTGGAGAATGATTTTCAACTCCAAACACAACAGCTCCAAGACATGACAGTTAAAAGTCAAGCGGCAATGAGAGAGCTCAACAGATACACTCAGTTTATTCAGAATTATAAATTGACAGCTAAAATACTTGCAGATCCGGTAGAAATGCAGAGGAAAATAAACAATGGCACAAAACATATCATGGAAGACATCGAAAAACTCAGCAGCACTGTTGATGATCTCGATGATGGCTTGCAGTTGCAGTCTAATTCCAACTAAAGAAATACAGGTTACATCGAAGCCAATAGACAGAACGATTGTCCAGCCTGTAATGCCTAGGGAAATAGATCTCAAGGAAGTCAGATGGTTGACGATTACGCCAGAAAACTACACAGAACAATTTAAAATCATCGAAGAACAAGAAGGTGAGCTTGTATTTTTAGCAATGACAGTGCCGGATTACGAAGTGATGGCCTACAACATGCAAGAGCTCAAACGATACATCACTGAGCTCAAAGATGTCGTAGTCTATTATAGAATGGTTACAACCAAAGAAGGAGAAACAAATGAGTGATGCGCCAGATGCTTTTGTATATAACGCAACCCTAGACAGAATAATAGATGGGGACACCTTGGATTGTGTGCTGGACCTAGGATTTTCAGTCAGATTGCACAAACAAAGAATACGACTTGCCGGGATCGATACCCCGGAGAGTCGCATCAACACAAAAAGATATCCAGAAAGAGCACAAGAAAAGGTCTTAGGGTTGAAAGCAAAAGAACGATTAAAGGAGTTATGTAGTGGTAAATTCAAAGTTAAATCGCTTGGCAAAGGTAAATACGGACGTATCTTGGGTATTCCGTACAGTGAAGATGGTCGGGATATCTGCGCTATTCTTATTGATGAACAGTTGGCTGTTGAATATCACGGCGGTAAAAAAGTCGCTAAGATTAGATCGGACGGAACATGGGGAGTATGAAATGAAAATATCCGAAGAGGGAAAGGCACTTATCAAAAAATTTGAGGGGTGTGAACTAACTGCATACAAAGATGCAGTAGATGTATGGACTATTGGCTATGGCCACACAAAAAATGTTTGCAAAGGTGATTGCATTACACAAGAAGATGCGGACAAAATGCTTGAAGATGAGCTGATTGAGTATGAGGGCTATGTCAACAATATGGTGACTGTGGATCTGCAACAGAATGAATTTGATTCATTGGTTGCTTGGACATACAACCTTGGACCGACTAATCTCAAGTCCTCTACAATGTTGAAAGAAATAAATGCCAAGAATTTTGCCAAAGTACCAAGCGAAATGCGACGATGGAATAAAGCTGGCGGAAAGACACTGGATGGCTTGATCCGTAGGCGTGAGGCAGAAAGTTTGTTATTTATGAATGAACCATGGCACGAGATTTAGCGATGTGTAATACTACGTCTAGGCGGTTTCGCTTAGAGTCGGGTGGTCTTTTACGTCACTACCTTGCCCCCCGGCTCGCTTATGAGTGAAGTTTCCTACAAAGATTTTGATATTCTGTCTGAGCAAGATAAAGCCGAGGCGCTTGCTTTAATTAATCGATACGATCAATTAGAGAAACAAGACAGTTGCCAATCCGATTTCATGTCTTTTATCAAACACATGTGGCCAGATTTTATTGAAGGCCGACATCATAAAATAATAGCAGATAAATTCAATCGAATTGCAGATGGTAAACTCAAGAGATTGATTGTTTGTTTACCGCCCAGGCACTCAAAATCAGAGTTTGCATCAACATTTTTCCCGGCCTGGATGATGGGCAGAAGAGGCGACTTAAAAATTATTCAGACAACACACACAGCGGAACTTGCTGTAAGGTTCGGTCGTAAAGTCAGAAACCTTATCGGCAGCGAAGATTACCAACATGTTTTTCCAGAGCTACAGTTACAAGCGGATAACAAATCAGCTGGCCGTTGGACGAGCAACCAAGAAGGTGAGTTTTTCGCAGCTGGCGTGGGTGGTGCAATTACAGGCCGTGGTGCTGATCTTTTGGTTATTGATGATCCTCATTCAGAGCAAGATGCAATGTCACCAAAAGCCTTAGAGTCCGCATACGAATGGTACACTTCTGGTCCAAGGCAGCGTCTACAACCAGGCGGAATAATCGTGATAGTAATGACACGTTGGAGCACCAAAGATTTGGTTGGAAAAGTATTAAACAGGCAAGGCGAGGATCATGCCGATCAATGGGAAGTGATTGAGTTTCCAGCAATTATGCCAGAATCAGAAGATCCTTTATGGCCAGAATTTTGGAAAAAAGAGGAGCTCCTGGGTGTTAAAGCATCTTTGCCAATATCCAAATGGAATAGCCAATGGATGCAAAACCCAACTGCGGAAGAAGGCTCTATTGTTAAAAGAGAATGGTGGAATCGATGGGAAAACCCAGATATACCGCCATATTCTTATGTAATTCAAAGTTATGACACCGCTTTTTCAAAAAAAGAAACAGCTGATTACTCAGCAATTACAACCTGGGCAATATTCAACAGAGAAGAAGGCGAGGCAGATGAAATTATATTACTTGATGCAAAAAGAGTAAGAGTAGACTTCCCAGAGCTTAAAAGAATGGCATTAGAAGAATATAGATATTGGGAGCCAGATTGTGTTTTAATTGAAGCCAAAGCGTCTGGAACACCATTGACACATGAGCTGAGAAGAATGGGCATACCTGTAACTTCTTATGCGCCGAGCAGAGGCCAGGATAAAATTGCTAGGATGAACAGTGTTGCACCCATATTTGAGTCTGGCATGGTATGGGCACCAGAGAAAGATTTTGCAGATGAAGTGATTGAAGAGATGGCATCCTTCCCTTTCGGCGATTATGACGACTTTTGCGATAGTGCTACAATGGCATTGATGAGATTTAGACAAGGCGGTTTTATATCTTTGAATGAAGACTACCAAGATGAGGTGAGATTATTAAAGAAGAACAGAACAGTATATTACTAAAAATATTTGTGACGAGTTTTGAATTGGACGGGAAAGACTATGCTGGACCAAACATACATGCACAAAATTTAGAAGACGCGGAAACGATTGCAGATTATCATGGTTTGTCTGTTGACGGCGAGCTGACAGATTTAATTGATATGGATTATCATAGTCCAAGAGTGCTACACTAATTAGATATGGCGATTGACAAACAATTAGGAACCGAAAGCAATCCAGATGTAAGAACTCAAGGATCCGCTGTAGAGGTTTTTCCCGATACAACTCGGGAAGATCAAATTGCAGAAGCAGCACAAATATTGGTCGATAATGAACAAATTTTTATTGACGATGAGATAGAACAAAGTCAGCCACAACCCACAGATGATTTTAACGCCAACCTAGTCGATTTTTTATCGGATGATATTTTGCAAAGTATTTCTGGTGATTTATTGAGCTCTATTAAAGGCGACAAACAATCCAGAAGCGATTGGGAAAAAACTTACACAGAAGGCCTAAAATATTTAGGAATGAAATTTGACGAAGGCAGATCACAACCTTTTGAGGGCAGCTCTGGTGTTATTCACCCAATCCTAGCAGAAGCCACAACCCAATTCCAAGCCCAGGCTTATAAGGAAATGTTGCCAGCTAAAGGTCCAGTAAAAACAGAAATTGTAGGAGCTCGCACAGTTGAAACAGAGAGCCAAGCCGAAAGAGTCCAGGAGTTTATGAATTATTACATTATGAATGTAATGGAGGAATATGATCCAGAGCTCGACCAAATGTTATTTTATTTGCCATTGGCTGGATCGACATTCAAAAAAGTTTATTTTGATTTTGTTTTAAACAGAGCAGTTTCTAAATTTATAACTCCAGAGGATCTAATTGTGCCTTACGAGGCCACAGATATCAGCTCTGCTGAGAGAATTACACATGCGATTAGCATGTCTTCAAACGAGATTAAAAAACAACAACTTACTGGTTTTTACGCAAATGTAGATATCGGATCTGATTCTTACTCAGAAGATATGTCCGATGTCGAAGAAGCAATCGATGAAATACAAGGTGTCTCACCTTCTTATAAAGAAAACCGGAACAGAACAGTTTACGAAGTCCACACAGTATTGGATATTGAAGGCTTCGAGGACATGGACCAAGAAGGCAGAACAACCGGATTGAAGCTGCCTTACATTGTCACAATAGAAGAAGACTCTGAAAAAGTATTGTCAATTAGAAGAAATTACCTTCCAAATGACATGCTCAAAAATAAGATTAATTATTTTGTGCAATACAAGTTTATGCCAGGACTCGGTTTTTATGGCCTAGGACTTTCGCACATGATCGGCGGCTTATCAAAAGCATCGACATCAATACTTAGACAACTCATTGATGCCGGAACATTGGCGAATTTACCAGCTGGCTTTAAAGCCAGAGGAATGAGGATCCGGGATGAAGATGATCCATTGCAACCAGGAGAGTTTAGAGACATTGATACTACTGGCGGATCGCTAAGAGAAAATTTAATCCCGCTGCCGATTAAAGAGCCAAGCAATGTATTGATGCAATTATTAGGAATCTTGGTTGATTCTGGCAAACGATTTGCGGCCATAGCTGACATGAATGTGGGCGACATGAACCAAGCAATGCCTGTGGGAACCACAGTCGCTTTGTTGGAACGTGGAACGAAAGTGATGAGCGCAATCCACAAAAGATTGCATCACTCCCAAAAAGTAGAGTTTGGCTTATTGTCTAAAGTGTTTTCGGAATCTTTACCGCCTGTTTATACATTCCAAAATGGCACAGCTCCAAGCGAAATTAAACAACAAGATTTTGATGATCGGGTAGACATCATACCAATATCAGATCCCAATATATTTTCACAAAGCCAAAGAGTAACTTTGGCCCAAGAGTTATTACAAATGGTGCAGTCAAATCCAGAGATACATGGTCCGATGGGTATTTATGAGGCATACCGAAGAATGTATGCAGCATTAGGCGTCGATAATGTAGAATCATTGATACAGCCACCGCCAGACATGACACCAAAACCAATAGATGCGGGAACAGAAAACTCTACTTTATTACTAGGCCAACCAGCTCAAGCATTTCCAGAGCAGAATCACCAAGCCCATGTTGAAACCCACAAAAGTTTATTTTTTACAGATTTGGTTAAACAAAGTCCCCAGGTGCAAGCATTGATTATTAGTCATTGCATGCAACATCTACAATTTATGGCCAGCCAAATTGCTCAAGAACAAATGCCAGAAGAGATGAAACAAAGAATTGTAGAGATCCAAGCACAGATGCAGCAAGTCCCACAAGAAGAAGCACAAATGATTGGCCAACAAATACAAATGATGATGGAGCAGATGAGCTCTAGCATCATGGCTGAACTTGCCTCTGAGTTTTTACAATCTATAGGGATGAGCGGTGGCGAAGATCCATTGGTTGACATAAGAAAGAGAGAATTAGATCTTAAAGACAAAGAGTTGGATCTTGAAAATCAACAATTCTCACAGAAACAAAATCAAAGAGCTCAAGAAAAAATGATGGATGCGGAATTGCAAGCGGAGCGCATGAATGTGCAAAAATCAATAGCAGATGATAAACTCGAAGTGGCGATTGACAGATTGAAACAAAATGCAGATCTGAAATTGTTTGAATTAGAAAATAAAATTAGAGGCTTGTTATGACAACATCGTACAAATTAGAAGCGGTTAAAAATCTTAAAGCTGAAAAAGAAGCTGAAAGGATTAAAGAAGCCGAAGAACTCAAAGCTGCTCAAGATGCAGAGGAGAAAAAACACCAGGCAAATCTTGATCGGATAGCCAATAAAATGGCTAGAATTGAAGCTGGATTGCCTGTTGAAGAGGAAGTGGTTGAAAAACCAGCTCCTAAAAAAGCTGCGGCTAAGAAAAAAGCACCAGTTAAGAAAAAAGCAACGGCTGCTAAGAAAAAACCAGCTGCTAAGAAAAAAGGTAGACCAAAAAAATCAAAATAAATGGATGATATTTCTTTAATCGATAAGGTTAAAAGACTAATCGAGCGCAGAGAGGAACAGATACAAGAAACTCTCATGTCGGGTAGTCTAAAAGATATGGAACATTATAAATATTTGCAAGGAGAGCTTTCTGCTTTATACTATATTGCAAACGAAATTAGTGACATAGGAAAGGATATATAATGTCGGAAGCAGCAGAAAACAACATTATGGCAAAAAAGGTAGCAGAGGCTTATGTTGATCCAACAGACTTAGTTTTAGATCCAGAAAAGCTGGATTCCTCAATATTAGAAAGGATGCCACAACCCACAGGTTGGCGTATGTTGGTATTGCCTTATGCTGGTAAAGTAAAAACAAAAGGCGGGATTGTGCTTGCAAAGGAAACAGTCGATCGTGAAGCATTGGCAACAGTTGTTGCTTATGTGGTAAAAATGGGGCCGCAATGTTACAACGATGAATCCAGGTTTGGAGACAAGCCTTGGTGTGAAGAAAAACAATGGGTTTTAATCGGACGCTACTCTGGTTCGAGATTTAAACTTGAGGATGGTGCAGAGGTACGAATCATCAATGATGATGAAGTAATAGCCACAATTCTTAATCCAGATGATATAGTGAGCTTATGACAGAGAATGAAGTAAAAGAAGTCCAGCAACCAGAGGTTGAGGACATCGAGGTAGAAGTGACTGACAATGAGGCGCCAGCCGAAGCATCGACCGATGATGAGTTAGAACAATATACAAAAGGTGTTTCTAAACGAATTAATAAATTAAACGCTAGAAATAGAGCAACCGAAGAAAGAGCACAGCAATTAGAAACGGCCCTCCAACAAAGAGAGTCAGAAGTGCAAACTTACTATCAACATGCTCTCCAAGCACAACAAAATCTTTTAGCAAAAGAAGAAGAAAATGTTGAGGTTAAAGAAAGAGAGGCAAATGAGCTCTACAAAAGAGCACATACAGCTGGCGATGCTGATTTAATGTCGAAAGCCGATAGTTTGAAAAACGAGGTTTCTATACAAAAAGAGAAAATTCGTATTGCAAAACAAAATCAAGAACAATCTCAGCAGCAAGCGCAATATACTCAATATCCGCAAAACGTACAGCAATCTCAACAACCAAATCAGCAACAAACTCAACAAGAGGTTAAGCCAACAAATGAAGCATTGGATTGGCAGTCACAAAATAATTGGTATGGAAAAGATCCAGAGCCAACACAATATGCTTACTTTACTCATGTGAATTTAGTTAATGAAGGATTTGAACCAGACTCCGAAGAGTATTATAGTGAGTTAAATACAAGAATTTATAAAGTTTATCCGGATCTTAGATCCGATAATGCCGGACAGAAAGAGGAAAGGCCCGCTGTGCAAAGAGTCACCTCTGCTTCCGTTGGGAGTCGGCAAAAAACACAAGGCAAAAAGAACGGCGTATCATTCACAAAAAGTGAAGTCGAGACTCTCCGTGGGATAAAACCATATGGCATGACAGATGATGCCTGGTTGAAATCCGTTGCTAAAGAAAAACAAAAAATAGCAAGCCGGGAGGCAAAATGACTGAATCAAATAATGAACCGATACATACCAGAAAATCTCGTGAGTCCGAGTCTCACGCTAAAACATCTCGTAGACAACCTTGGAGGCCAGTAAGAAAACTTGAAACACCTCCGGCACCAGAAGGATACGAATATCGTTGGATAAGAGAATCCATGCTGGGGCAAGAGGATAAAGCGAATGTGGCAAGAAGAATCCGTGAAGGTTGGGAGCTCGTAAGAGGTTCTGATTTACCCGATGAATATTCTTACCCCGTTGCAGAAACAGGTAGACATGCTGGTTTAATTTATAGCGAAGGACTATTATTGGCGAAAATACCTTCACAGACTCGAGATGAACGTAATGAATATTACGAAGAACAAACCCGTCTTAGAACTGAGGCCTTGGACAACAATATGTTTAACGATGCCAGAAAAGATGGAAGATATGTGAAGTATGACTCCAATCGAAAGTCCAATGTTACTTTTGGGAAAAAGTAACAAACATAAATAGGAGTAAATCTTATGGCAAATAAAGATGCCGCTTTTGGTTTAAAGCCTGTTCGTGAAATGGGCGGAGCACCCTACTCTGGAGGTCAATCCAGATATAGAATTGCTAGTGGCGCCACAACTCCAATTTACCAAGGCGACTTGGTAACACAGCTAACAGCTGGAGTTTTAGGACGTCATGCCGCAACTGGTACTGTTCCGATTGTCGGAGTGTTTAACGGAGTTTCATACACCGATCCCACTACAGGCGAACAAGTCTTTAAAAACTATTATCCTGGCAGTATTTCTGCTTCGGATATCATTGCAAGCGTGATTGACGATCCTAATGTTGTCTTTGAAGTACAAGCAGACGATACCTTCCCGGTAGCTGATCTGTTTGGAAACTTTGACATCGTGGATGGTTCTCCCGTTGGCGATACTAAATCTGGAAGATCCAATGCAGAGCTAGATGTAACTACTGGTGCTACGACCGCGACGTTACCGCTCAAATGTATTGACATTTCCCAGGATCCCGATAACGACGACGTAGCGTCAAGCAACACCAATGTTCTATGTGTGATTCAAAACCACATCATGGGGCAGAAAGGTGCTGGTTTAGCATAAGGAGATAAATAATGGCTATTTCAAGAGCACAACTAGCGAAAGAGCTTGAGCCTGGGCTAAATGCACTTTTTGGAATGTCCTACGACTCTTATGACAGAGAATATGAAGATATTTTCGTCACAGAAGATTCAAGTAGAGCATTTGAAGAAGAGGTGTTGATAACAGGATTCGGTTCTGCACCCGTTAAATCAGAAGGTCAAGGTGTTGTATTTGACAACGCTTCTGAAAGTTACAGCGCAAGATATACGCATGATACGATTGCACTTGCATTTGCACTTACAGAAGAAGCTGTCGAAGACAATCTTTATGACTCTCTGGGCAAACGATATGTTAAAGCATTGGCCAAATCTATGGCTAATACTAAAGAAACCAAAGGAGCCGACGTGTTGAACAACGCTTTCTCATCCAGTTTTACTGGAGGCGATGGCGTATCACTCATTAACACTGCTCACCCACTTTCCGGTGGAGGAACAGCTGCTAATAGAGCGACAACTATGGCGGATCTCAATGAGGCTTCCTTAGAAGATGCTTTAATTGACATTTCAACCTTTACAGACGACAGAGGATTAACTGTTTCTGTTCAAGCGGAAAAAATGATTATTCCGCCGCAACTCGTTTTTGTTGCAGACAGAATCTTAAACTCTGCGAATAGATCTGGAACAGCTGATAATGACATCAACGCGATTAGAAACACTGGAGTATTACCAGGTGGCTACGCAGTCAATCATTATCTTTCTGATCCGGATGCTTTCTTCCTCCTTACTTCTGTCAATGGAGCGGGCGAAGGTCTAAAAATGTTCCAAAGATCTCCAATGGAGACTTCTATGGAACCAGACTTTTCAACTGGCAACATTAGATATAAGGCTAGAGAAAGATATTCTTTCGGTTTCTCTGATTGGAGAGGAATCTACGGATCTCAAGGTGCATAATTTGAAGTCGTAATACACTTTATTACTCAGTATTACAAAAGAGGGCCCTCACGGGCCCTTTTTTTTGGCCTGTAAATAGTTGCAAAATAATGTATATAATTAGTTGCATATAGTTGCAAACTTTGATACATTACAAATATGTTCTTTTTAATTAATAATAAATATAGGGGGATCCCATGGAACGAATGATGTATATAACCTGTAACACTGACAATGAAGTCAATACCTACACCAAGACTGTTAGCAAGGGTGCAAACTTTTACGAAAGATTTGATCCTGTTGCCGAATGGAACGGAATGGCAGAAAGGCTTGGCAAAGATCCAGATGAGGAAACTTTAATCACGTTGGTTGGTATTTACAATGGTGGTGGCGCTTATACTTGGGAGCACATACCGATTGATGAGATCAAGCCTGGTGATCCGTTGAGGTTGTCAAGAGTAACCCACAGACCATCTGTGATGGGCATGACACCAATCAATCCAGATGGTGAAAACCATAAGTGAGCTGCACACCAAAAAAGAAAGGGCCTTTCGGGGCCCTTTTTTACGTCAAAAAAAAGATGAAAATAATGTATATAATTAGTTGCAATTAGTTGCATATTATTCCATAATATATTTGTGAGACATTTTATTAACAAACCAATAGGAGAAAAAAATGATTAACGTCAAATTGAAAAAAGATGAAGTTAAGCTCATAGACTATGCTCTTGAGCTTGCCTATGCTTGTGGGGACGGAAGCCCCGTCTTGAAACCTTGTGATTACAATCACCCCGATTTAGAAGAAAGACTTGATAAAGATTGGGAAGTGGCCGAGGGCATACTTAGAAAAATTAGGGAGGTAGCGTAATGATAAATAATATAATTTACAATAAGGACGCAGCTGACAATGCTGTTGTGGTTGAAGATTATCCTTGGGGATATAAACTGAGAACCAAGAGAAAGTATTGGATTGAGACAACCAAAAGAGGTGACAGACTTTGTTACCAGACTTTGAATCCCAAGACTGACAAATGGTGCGCTGTGAAAAAAAGCACTTATAGCGGTATAGAGGTTCTTTATGAGAACGAAGATGGACATATCAAGACTATTGGACTAGATCCTCAGTGGGCCACCAAAGAAAGTCTTGCTCATTTTCAAAAAAATGTTGACGTTACCAAGTTGACCGATGCTCAAAGGGCTAAGATTTGCGAGGCTAAAACAATTTTGCATTGTCAGAAACTTGTAAAGGTTGAGTGTGAAATTAACCCTCAAAGAACTCCAGAGGAACAGGCAAAACACGATGCTGAACAAAAAGAAATCAAAGACAAGCTCAACAACTATGCCAACCATGTTTATGGCAAATGCCTGGTTAAAAATGGGTTGATCTAATGACTGAAATAAACAAAATATTTGTCGATATGGATGGAGTCTTAGCCGACTTTGAAAAAGGTATTGAGCTGCCGATGTTTCTCAACGGCCCGTTTACCAACAAAGACGACTACGACTCCAGGAAGAAAGAATTATCCGACAAAGGATTGTTTGCAGCTCTACCTCCAATGCCCGGTATGGAGCTCCTGGTAAATCATTTGAAGAATACCGGGATCCATTGGGAGATCTTGACGGCCTCTGGCTCAATCAACAGGCCAGTGGTTGTCAGAGACAAAACTATTTGGGTAAACAAATACATACATCCAAAGCCGATAGTCACCTCTACATTAAGAGGCGCAGACAAGGCGGTTTATGCCAGGCCATCTCACGTCCTTATCGATGATAGAAAATCAAACATCGATGCCTGGACCGGAGCTGGTGGTATTGGAATCGTACATACTACAGCTGAGAGCACAATAGAGCAGCTCGAATCACTCGGAATCAGCTCTGTTGCACAAAAGACCGCCTAGTAGTATCATCAAAGAGTAGAATAAATGTTGCGGGCATGGTGCTCGCAATGGTCTATTTATAAGGAGGGACTGTTTATGACTACACATTTCACTTCGGGTGTTACCAATGTTGGGACTGATACAACACTAGGTAAAATTAAAATGCCCGCACCACACAAGTATCACTCATACTTCAATGATTTTGATACTTACTTAGCGTCCGATTGGACAATAACAACAACTGAGGACGGAACTGGATCTGCTACAGAGGCACTAGCCGATGGCGATGGTGGTTTACTACTCATTACCAATGCAGCTGGCGACAATGACCATGACTTTTTCCAACTGGTTAAAGAAGGTTTCAAATACGAAACTGGAAAGCAGCTGGCTTTCAACATGAGGTTTAAAACCAGTGATGCCACGCAATCAGACATCGTAGGCGGTTTACAACTGACTGACACGACGCCTTTGGATGTGACAGATGGTATTTTCTTTTTGAAGTCTGACGGCGGAACAACTGTTACTTTCATCGTTGAAAAAGACAGCACGCAATCGACTTTGGATCTGCCAAACGCTTTGGCCGACGATACTTTTATGACTGTAGGTTTTGTTTATGATCCTAAAGATCAGAAGTTTCATGTCTTCCAAAACAATGTTTTGGCGGGCACTGTAGTAAGTACCAATGCTCCAGATAATGAAGAGATGACTCTTTCATTTGGCATACAAAATGGTGCTGCTGCTGCTAAAACTTTGACAGTCGATTATGTTGGAGCCATGAAAGAGCGTACAGCAGTTACAGAGCTGTAAGGAGTAGATTATGGCTGATGCAGTAACTTCACAAACTATCCAAGATGGTGAGAAGACTGCCATACTGAAATTCACCAATGTCTCTGATGGCACTGGTGAATCAGCTGTTAAAAAAGTAGATGTTTCTGCCCTGGCAACAAACAGTGCCGGGCAAACATGCACCTCTGTTTCAGTAGCAAGAATCTATTGGGTAACACTTGGTATGAGCGTCAAATTAGAATTTGATGCAACTTCCAATGTCCTTTTAGTACACTTGCCAGCTGACAGCACCGGGGACGAATACTATGATTTATTTACTGGTATTCCGAACAATGCTGGAAGCGGAGTAACTGGAGACATTGATTTAACAACTGTTGGACACAGTAGCGGCGATGCTTACACAATCATTTTGGTTCTTAATAAGAACTATTAATGGCGACTACGAAGGATGTAAAAAGATCTCCCAGCGGTAGGCTTTCCTACCGCGGGGAAACTTTTTCTGGTTTCAACAAACAAAAAAGGACTCCAGGCAAGAACAAAAAATTTGCTGTCTTGGCTAAAAAAGGCGACCAGGTAAAAATTGTTCGATATGGGGATCCAAAAATGACAATTAAAAAAAGCCAACCAGCTCGTAAAAAAAGTTTTAGGGCCAGGCATAATTGCGATTCGGTCCAAAAGAAAAAGGATGTTTTTACAGCTGGATATTGGTCTTGTAAAAATTGGTGATAAAGAATGGCAATTCCAAAAAACGTAGCAAATCCAAGTCTATATAAAAAAGCAAAATCCAAAGCGAAAGCTAAGTTTGATGTTTATCCGTCTGCTTATGCCAATGCTTATATGGTTAAAGAATACAAAAAAATGGGCGGCAAATATAAAGGCGCCAAAAAAGCAACTGGAGGAGAGATGAGTTTAAAAGCAGTGCCATCTAAAAATAAAGGATTGTCAAAACTACCAAAGAAAGTCCGTAATAAAATGGGCTACATGAAAAATGGTGGCTCTGTAATGATGGTCCAAGGCAGAGGTTGTGGCGCGATGATGGAATCAAAGCGCAAAAAAACCAAAGTGCCTAGAGCGTAATGAGCTTAACCAAGTGGTTTAAAGAAGATTGGGTTGATATTGGATCCCCAAAGAAAGGCGGTGGATTTAAAAAGTGCGGCAGACCTAAAGCAAAAAAATCTAAAAGAAAATATCCAAAATGTGTGCCAGCTGCAAAAGCGGCCAGCATGACAAAATCACAAAGAAAATCTGCGGTCAAAAGAAAAAGAGCCAAAAAACAAGGGGTTGGTGGAAAGCCAACCAATGTCAAAACTTTTGCGGCCAGAGGTGGTATGATAAGATCAAAACCTAACATGGGATTATTCGGTAGGAGCTGAAATGAAAAAAAGTAAATATATGTCTAAAGGTGGCAAGATGAAAGGCACCAAATACATGGCTAAAGGTGGCAAGATGAAAGGCACCAAATATATGTCTAAGGGTGGACCTGTCAAGAAGAGAGGTGTAGCAAGAGGCATGGGTGCAGCGACTAGAGGCGGCGACTATAACATTTAGACTAACTAATATAATTAAATATTGTGGCGTATTTAATATCAAACATTCCTCAGTTTAAATGCTGGGTAAGAAGAGAATTTACATCAAATCACCAAAACTATCATGGTGAGTATCTGCATGCCTTGGCATTTGCAGTAAACACAATCCCGGACAGATCCCTGTCTTTCCAAGTGGTTTTCACAGGCTGTGAAACCGATTTAGAAGATTCGACAGATCAAAACGTGCATGGCGGGGCTATGTGGGCCAGGATGCCAATACAAGCGCTTGTTGCCGATATTCCTTTAGAAGAATGGCCAGAGCCTATGGAAGACCATTTAGCGCAGCCTTGGGACTGTTTGAGCCACCATCACAGCGTGGTTTCTTTAGATCGGGTAAGCTCAAGCCCCTGGTATTGTAAAATAGGCGGTGAATTTTACCTGGGTAAATACATGTTTACAGTAGATTATACCGAACATTCAATCGCGGATGATCCAGCTCAACACAAACAATCTCATGTGCTATACTTGACTGATGCTGGTCCCTGGACTGGTAATTTTGTTGCGCTGCCTAATAATAGAGTCAGAGCCACAAATCCAGCTTTATGGAGGACTGGTGAAGGCGCACCGGATTTTTCGCCTTCGCAATGGGTTCACTCTGCGGAGCAGCATGAGAGCTATACAGATCCGATAATAACATTTGACAATCTATACGCTCCAGATGAAGATATTGAAAAAGAGTAATTATGGCAACTTCGGGAAGCAAAAATTTTGAACTAGATGTAGCAGATTACGTCGAAGAGGCATTTGAGCGCTGCGGAATTGAGCTCAGAACTGGTTACGATCTAAAAACGGCAACCAGGAGCTTAAATTTGATGTTAGCAGAATGGTCGAATCGCGGCCTAAACCAATGGTCTATTAAAGAGAAAACTGTGGCCATGGTTAAAGATACAACCACATACAATGTTGACAGCACCAATGGAACAGCCGCAATCGATGTTTTGGATGTCTTTATAAGAGAAACTATTGGATCTGAGGCCACAGATCTTCCAATGTCCAGGTTAAGCAGAGCGGAGTATTCTCACATAACCACAAAATCAACAACCGGGAAGCCAAATCAGTTTTTTGTAAATAAACAGCTAACGCCAACTATTTCTGTGTGGCCCGCACCAGATAAAAACAGCACCTATACTATTTACATGAACGTGCTTACTAGAATGGATGATGCGGATGCTGGGGCTAATACACTTGATATGCCGTTTCGTTTTTATCCTTGTTTAGCAGCTGGCCTAGCTTATTACATATCATTGAAAAGAGCTCCAGACAGAACACAAATGTTGAAAGCCTTGTATGAAGACGAATTTGCTAGAGCCTTGGCACAAGACGAAGATCGATCTTCTTTTAATATTTCACCTAACTTGAGAAGTTATAACAGCGCGTAATGGCTTTTGCATCTGGAAAATACTCTTACGGAATTTGTGACATAACTGGTTTTCGTTACAAGCTCCAGGACATGAAAAAAACTTGGGACGGACTACTTGTAGGACCAGATCAATGGAGCCCAAAACATCCACAGCTTATGCCAAAAAATTCACCAAATGATCCACAGGCTATTAGAAATGCAAGACCGGACGTCGATGAAGACAACACAAAATTTTTGGTTTATACAAATGTGGGCGACGGCAAGCTAGGCGCTGTACTGGACACATTTTCTGTGACAACAAGCGTCGGTGAGGTTACAGTAACGACATGAGTTTTACCTACGCAACATTAAAAACAGCAATTCAAGATTATCTTGAGGTTTCTGAGTCTACTTTTACAACACAACTACCGACTTTTATCAAAGAGTCTGAGGATCGTATATTCTCTTTTGTGCAGCTCCCAGAGCAAAGAAAGAATGTCCAGGGCACATTGACAACAGGAAATCGTTTTTTAGCAACACCAACTGATTTTTATGCGCCAATGAGTTTGGCTATTATCAGCTCAAGCACATACGATTATTTAGATTTCAAACACCCGTCATTTATTAAAGAATATTCTTCGGGCACGACTCGTGCGACGCCTAAGTATTACTCTTTATTTGACGAAGCAGCTTTTGAGGTGTCTCCGCTACCGGATGCGGATTATACTGTTGAGCTGCATTATTTAAACAAACCAAATTCCCTCACAGATGGTAGTGACAGCGGTACAACATTTTTATCAACGGATTATCCGGATGCTTTGTTGTATGGCTCTTTAGTGGAAGGTGCAATCTTTTTAAAAGAACCCGCCGATGTCGTTGCCCAGCTCGAGGGCAGATTTAAGGAGGCGGTAGGTAGAATGAAAAATACCTCAGAAGGTCGTGGCACCCGCGACGAGTATCGATACGATTCAGTCCGCTCTAATGTGAGCTGATGGATCGCATAGAGTCACTAGAAGGCAAAAGAGTAGCAATAGTTGGATTAGGGATTTCCCAGGTTGATTTTGCTATCGGTTTGCAAAACGGAAGAGAATGGGATGAAATTTGGTGCATCAACTCAGCTGCGGCCACATACCCATGTGATAGAATTTTTATGCTGGATCCAGCAAGCAGATTTTATGATTCGGACGATGCTGGGAAACAAACTTCGGTTATGTGTCGTTTACTTGACGAAACTGAAAAGCCAGTTTACACATGCGAGCTCGATCCCAGAATAAAGAATCCAGTCTTATACCCGGTAGAAGAAGTATGCAATGACACAAAATGTGCATACTTGAATACGACTGTGGCTTATACAATCGCATTTGCTTTGTGGAATAAGGTTGGGAGAATCGATCTTTATGGCATTGATTTTTCATACAAAGAGAACATGCACTTTGCGGAGGCTGGAAGGGCTTGTGTTGAGTTTTGGATCAGCAAATGTATGAGTGCTGACATTTTAGTGGGGATCAGCGGTAGATCCACAGTCTTAGACTCGAATGTTCCGGCCACAGAGAAACTTTATGGTTTTCATAGGCTCGATAAACCTTTGGTTGCCATACCACACGAGGGCAAGTTTATTATTGGTCCCTTTGACGAAATCAATGACAAGCTCGGAGAGCTTGGTTTGAAAATAAATGAAGACGTGGTGCCTCCAGAGCCATACAAAGGATAAATATGAGCGTAGAAGGTGATTTTGTTTTAGGGAATGTCTCTGTTTCAACCACAGAATATAAGGGGCACGATGCTGAATTTTGGGCTGCACAGGCCACAAAAAAGATATGTGATATATCAGATAGTGCACCCGATCATATAAAACAACAAGCTCGTGCTTTTCAAAACCAAGTTTATACTGTAATCTTATATACAATAAAGAACGCGATTAAGTCACAGAACACAACTTATGCCAATTTATTAAAAGAACAGGGCCATGAAGACATGGCTAAAATATTGAGGGAGCTTTAAATGGCAATTACATCGGCAATAGCAACAAGTTTCAAACAAGAATTGTTGGTTGGAACTCACAATTTTACCAACTCAAGTGGAAACAGCTTCAAATTGGCTTTATATACAAGCTCGGCTACTTTGGGAGCTGGGACAACAGCGTATGTCACCACAGGGCAAGCGACTGGTACCAATTATACAGCTGGCGGAGCCGCTTTAACGAATGTCACGCCAACCACATCTAGCACAACGGCTTTTTGTGATTTTGCAGATTTGACGTTCAGCAATGCAACAGTTACAGCTAGAGGCTGTTTAATCTACAACGATACACAATCAGACAAAGCGGTTTGTGCGATTGATTTCGGCGCAGATAAAACATCGACAGCTGGTGACTTTACAGTTGTCTTTCCAACCGCAGATGCTTCAAACGCTATTATTCGTTTAGCATAAGGTCAACAAGGATATGTTAGAATCTAACGATGCCTCTGACCAAATTAAACTTTAAGCCAGGAATAAACAAAGAAGAAACCGATTACTCAAACGAAGGCGGTTGGGTTGACGGCGACAAAATTCGTTTCCGCAAAGGCCGCGCAGAAAAGATTGGTGGCTGGGAAAAATATTCTTCCGATACTTTAATTGGTTCTGCTAGAGCTTTGCACTCTTGGATATCATTGGGCGGAGCTAAATATTTAGGTATCGGCACCACAAACAAGTATTACATTGAAGAAGGTGGAACATACAACGATGTAACGCCTATCCGTAAAGACACGACCAATGCAGCTACATTCGCTGCGACCGACGGGGAATCTACTCTTACTGTTACAGATGCGAGTCATGGAGCTGTCGCTGGTGATTTTGTTACCTTTAGTAGCGCCGTAGCATTAGGCGTAAGTGGTAATATTACAGCTGCGGTTTTAAACCAAGAATATCAGATTGATGTTGTAACAGGCACTAACACTTATAAAATCACAGCTAAAGATACCTCTGGAGCTACAGTAACCGCCAATGCAAATGATTCTGGCAATGGTGGATCTGCTACAGATGCAGCATACCAGGTCAATTCTGGTTTGGATGTTTATGTGCAATCTACAGGTTGGGGTGTTGGTACTTGGGGAGCTGGTGGTTTTGGATCATCCACTAGTTTATCAAACACAAATCAGTTAAGGCTTTGGACACACGATAATTTCGGTGAGAATTTAATCATAAATCCTCGTGGTGGCGACATTTATCGTTGGGTTGAGAATAATGGCTTGAGCACTAGGGCAGCAAAATTGTCCTCTGTTTCTGGTGCAAACTTGGTGCCCACTCAAGGTTTGCAAGTGATTACCTCAGAAACCGACAGACATTTGATAGTATTGGGTGCTGATCCGATTAGTGGGAGCTCCAGAACAGGAACCATTGATCCAATGTTGGTGGCATTTAG